GTGGATGAGAAACTCGGTTTCTCGCCTACGTCGCGCAGCAAGGTACAGGTTCGCGGACCGGGGACCACGCGCGCCATTCTCGACAAGCAACGCGCGCGATTTTTCGAGGCGAGCCGTGGGTGAGCGGCTCACGCTCGGCGAGCTCGCGGCGCTCGAGGCGCGCATCGAGCACGCCTCGGCCGGCGAGCTGCGCGCGATCTTCGATCTCGTGCTCGAGGAAATCGCCGAGCGGCTGCGCGATCCGGCCTGTCCGGCGGCCGTCCGGGATCAGATTACGCAGCAGTGCCGGGCCGTCCGGCGCAAGATCGGCGGCGCGCATTGAGCGGCCACGCGCGCCGGCTCGCCGCCATCCGCAGCCGGGCCGAGCGCCTGCGGCGATTCGAGGCGTGGCTCGGCAAGCGCTGCGGCGGCCGCACCGAGGCGGACTGGCCGGCGGCCGCCGCGCTCGCCGAGGTCCTCGAGCCGGCGACGCGCGCCACACTGCGGCAGGCCGGCGCCGGCGTGCGGTATGGGGGCCTCGGGTGCGAGTGGTCGAGGGACTGGACGCGCGAGGCGCCGATTCGCACGGCCGAGGCGGCCGGCGCCAGGCCGCAGACCGAGCGGCAGCGGCAGGCGCGCGCCAGGCGGCCGGCACCGGCACCGGCGCCGGCGATGCCGCCCACGGTCTACATCGGCGAAGCGGCGCGCCTGGCGCTCGAGCTCGCCGCCAGTGCTGCGCGCAGCGCGCCGGCGCCGGTGGCCGAGGCCGGCGTCTACTACTGGCCGGCGCCGCCGCCGCCGCCGCTGCTGCGGCCGTATGGGATGCCGGTGCACCTCTCGCTCTCGGGCGCGTTCGGGCCTGGCGCGCTGCTCGTGGCACTGCGCCGCGGCTCTCGTGGCTAATCTCGCGCGCCGGCAGCCGGCGCCGTGGTGGGGCCGCGGCCGGCCGCCGGCCGAACGCTGGCCGGGCGTGTCGCTGCCATTCGATGCGGAGTGGTCGACGCTGCGCCGGCGATGGGAAACGCACGCCGGCCGCTATTACTTCGATCCGGTCAAGGCTGAGCGCGCCGAATCGTTTTTTCCGATCTTCCTGCGGCACCATATCGGCGCGTTTGCGGGGATGCCGTTTATCCTGCGCGCCGATCAAGCGCTGCTGATCGTGCGGCCGGCGTTTGGCTGGCGGCGCACCGTCGATGGCCTGCGGCGGTTCCGCAAGATTTTCGCGTTTTGTCCCAAAGGCTACGGCAAGTCACCGCTCGGCGCCGGCCTCGGCATCTATCTCGCGCGCTATGACGGCGAGCCGGCGGCCGAGGTCTACGCCGTGGCGGCCGATCGGAATCAGGCGCGGACCGTGCACGATAACGCTAAAATCATGGTCGAGAATTCGCCCGATCTGCTCGAGGGGGCCGCCATCGTGAAAAACACGATCACGTGGCCGGCGATCTACTCGACGTATGCGGTCCTCTCGAGCGATGCGGCGACGAAACACGGATTCCGGCCGCACGGCGTGATCTTTGACGAGCTCCACGCGCAGAAAAATCGGGATTTGTTCGAGGCGCTGCGCAAGTCGATGGCGAAACGCGATCAGCCGTTGCTGGTGATCATCACGCACGCCGGCGACGATGACGAGGGGATTTGCTACGAGGAATACGATCTCGCGAAACGGGTCCTCTCGGGCAACGCCGCGGATCTCGAGACGGCACTGCCGGTGATATTCGAGGCGGCGAAAGGCGAACCGTGGGACGAGCCGGCGATCTGGCGCCGCGTCAATCCGGGGCATGGGACGACGATCAAGGCGGATAGCGTGGCCGAGGAAGCGCGCGAGGCCGCGGCCGAGCCGCGCAAGCGCAATGATTTCGAGCGCTATCATCTCAACCGCTGGACGAATCAAGCAACGGCGTGGATTCCGCTCGAGTGGTGGGACGACTGCGCCGGGCCGCTCGAGGATGCGGCGCTCGAGGGCCTCGAGGTCGCCGGCGGCCTCGACCTCGCGCAGAAATGGGACCTCGCGGCGTTTGTGCTCGCGTTTCGCCGCTATCTCGAGCCGGCCGCGGCGACGGTGATCGATGTCGCCGGCAAAGACGAGGACACCGGCGCACCGGCGAGCCGGCGCGTCCAGCTCAATTACGAAATTCTGGTCCGGCCGTTTTTCTGGATTCCCGAGAACACGCTCGCGCAACACGAGAAACTCGACGGCGTGCCGTATGGGCTCTGGCGCGAGCTCGGGCTCGTGACGGCGACGGAGGGCGATGTCATCGATTACAATCGCATTTATACGGACATCACCGAGCAGATCGTGCCACGTTATCCGCGGGTGAAAGAGGGGACGATTGGCTATGATCCGGCGTTTGCGACGGACCTCGCGACGAAACTCCGCGATCGCGCCGGCCTGGCCGTGCTCGAGATCCAACAAAACTACAAGATGTTTTCCGAGCCGTCGCAGATCCTCGAGGCGCTCATCAAAGGCCGGCGCGTGCGGCACGACGGCCATCGGGTTCTGCGCTGGAATTGGGAAAACATCGCGGTGAAAACGGATGACGCCGGGCGGATTCGGCCGGTCAAGCCGCGCAATCCGGCGAAGCGGATCGATGGTGCGGTGGCGCTCATCATGGCGGATCGCGCGCACAATGTGGAGCGGCCGCGCGTGCCGGAATACCAGATGCTCGTAGTCGGAGGGTGAGCCAATGACCGACGACAAACGAACACTCGGCGGCCGGCCGTCGCTGTATGGCACGCCGGCGAGTAGCAAGATCCAATTGCGCGTGACACCGGCGCGGCGCCTCGAGCTGCAACGGGTGGCCGATGCGCGCGGCCTCGATGTCCCGAATCTGCTGCGCGAGTGGATCGATGAAGTGGTCGAGGATCGGCGGCCGTTTCCCGGCGTCTTTCGCCTGACCGAGCCGCCGAAATAGCGCGCGCCGTTTCACGTGAAACGGGGTTTTGGATACAAAACTCCGCGGCCAGGCGCAGACTTATTCGCGGCCATGCCGCAATCTCACCGCGCGTACAGCGTCCTCCACATCAAGGCGGCCAATCCCGAGACGCGCACCATCACCGGCACGGCCTCGACGCCGGAACCGGATCGTTTGGGCGATATCGTGGAGCCGCTCGGCATCTCGTTCAAGTCGCCGGTGCCGTTGCTGCTCTACCACGACACGAAAAAGCCGGTCGGCCAGGTCACGTTCCTCCCGCCCACGGCCGAGGGCCTCGAATTCGAGGCGACGCTGCCGATCATCACCGAGCCGGGGACGCTGCGCGATCGCGTGGAAGAGGCGTGGCAGTCCATCAAGGCCGGACTCCTGGCCGGCGTCTCGATCGGGTTCCGCGCGATCGAAGAGGCGTGGATGAAGGATGCCGCGGCGTATCGGTTTCTCAAGACCGAGGTCCTCGAGCTCTCGCTCGTGACGATTCCGGCGAACGCGAGCGCCACGATCGCCACCATCAAATCCCTCGATTCGGCCGCGCTCGGCCGCCGTTCACCCCTGCCCGGCGTTCCGGGCGCTCTCCCGATTGTGTATGCGTCGCGAGGCGCGCTCAGTATGAAAACACTCCCCGAACAAATCGCCAGTTTCGAGGCGACACGCGCGGCACGCGTGGCGCGGCAAACCGAGCTCATGAACACGGCGGCCGAAACCGGCGTCACGCTCGATGCGCCGCAGGCCGAGGAATACGACACGATCGCCACCGAGGTCCGCGCCGTCGACGCGCATCTCGTGCGGCTGCGGCAGCAGGAGCAGACCAATATCGCGCGCGCGCTGCCGCTGACCGGCGCGACGGATCCGCTCGCGGCCAGTGCCGATCGCGGATCGCGCGTGATCACCGTCAAGCCAAACGTTGCCAAAGGGACGGCGCTCGTCCGCTATGCGCAGGCGCTCGCCTACTCGCGCGGCAGCCGGCTCGAGGCGATCGAATTCGCGAAGCAGTGGCGCGGCTCCACGCCGGAAGTCGAGCTCGCGCTCAAGGCCGCGGTGGGCGGCGGCACGACCACGGATCCCGGATGGGCCGGTCCCCTGGCGCCGCTGATGCCGCTCGCCTCGGAATTTCTCGAGCTGCTGCGGCCGCTGACGGTCCTCGGCAAAATCCCCGGATTCCGTCATGTCCCGTTCAATATCTCGGTGACGCAGCAGACCGGCGGCGGCCTCTATCAGTGGGTCGGCCAGGGCGCGCCGAAACCGGTCGGCGCGCTGGCGTTCGCCACCGTCACGCTCGCGATCGCGAAGTGCGCCGGGATCATCGTCATCTCGGAAGAGCTCGCGCGCACGAGCTCGCCGAGCGCCGAGGACATCATCCGCAATGACATGATGAAAGGCATCGCGACGTTTCTCGATGTCGAATTCACCAATCCGGCGCGCGCGCCTGTCGCGAACGTCTCGCCGGGCTCGGTGACCAACGGCGTGACGCCGATCACCTCGGCCGGCACCTCGGCGAGCAACGGCCGGACGGACATCCAAGCGCTCGCGGCGGCGATGCTCGCGCTCAACATCTCGACGGCGAACGCCGTCGTCCTGATGTCGGAGACAAACGCGCTCGCGCTCGGCTCGGCGCTCAATCCCCTAGGGCAACCGCTCTTCCCCGGCCTCTCGGCGACGGGCGGCTCGATCCTCGGCTATCAGGCGATCACGTCGCAATCGCTCGGGACCACCGTCGCCATGATCAACGGCGAAGGCATCCTCATGGCGGACGAGGGCGGCATCGAGATCGATGTCTCGCGCGAGGCGTCGGTACAGATGGACTCCGCGCCGATGAATCCGCCAGATGCGACGGTCGTTCATACCTCGCTCTGGCAGAACAATCTCGTCGGCCTGCGCGCCGATCGGATCATCAACTGGAAGCGCGCGCGCGCCGGCTCGGTGCAGTACACCGTGCAGACGTATGTCGCCGCGTAAATAGCGCGGCGGCGACACACCGGCGGCGCGGCGAGCGGATCACTGCTCGAGGCGTCGCCGGCGTTTCGCCTCTTTCCCTCGGAGGGTTTCCCCATGTCCGACGATCCCGAGCTCGTGACGGTCGAAGTGATCGCGCCGCACCGCTATCCCTACGATGGGCCGGTGCGGGAGGTCGGCGAGCGGTACGCGCTGCCGGCCGTGTTCGCCGAGTCGCTGCTCGGGATGGGCGTGGCGCGGCTGTGTCCGCATCCCGATCACGATCTCCCCGGCACCGGCCGGCCAGGCGTGCATCCCGAGCCGCACCGCGGCGCGCATCCCGATCACGATCTCCCCGAGCGCGAGCCGCGGCCGCGGCCGAAAGCCAAAGGCTAGGCGCGCGTGCGGATCCTGGGGCTGACGGTG